ATATTGACCTGCAAGTGTGATACCTTCTGCCTGTCTTACATCATAATATCTACAATACTTATTACCTATGGCGCCGTAGGCACTATTTAAAGCAATCTTTCTTGCCATCTGAATATTATTATATCTTGCTATTTCGTTCTGAATTGTTTTATTACTTTTATCTTTTTGTAATTTCTTTTGCTCGGCAATCATCAACTTTTTATATTTACTTCTATCTGTATAATACTTCTCCATCAACTCACCCAAGAAACCAGGTTTATCAGTTCTAAATATGGCGCCGTTAGGGGTCATAGTTCTTTTCTCAAACTTAGAGAAATCAACTTTGCCGTCAAGCATTGAATCAACATTTGCAAGTTCTGGTTGGTGTCCGATAATTGTTTCAGGTGATATATTGTATTGCATAATTAAATGTGGATATAGACTATTCAAATCATAACTCACAACCCAATCGTGAAACCCTACAATAGGATCTTTTACATAGGCACCTTCATACGGTCGAGCACCTTCGTGTTCTTCTTTTTGAGGTATAACCATATTCTTTTCTTTTAAGAAGTTAAATATGATTGCATCCCACATGGTCACTTGTTGGAATACTTCTTGATAATTAACTTTTGCTTCATACGCCATAGTTAAGTGTAGATCAATAAGTTTCATCTTATCGTCTAGTCTATCAACTAATTCTACATCTTGTACATTGTAATCTACAAAGGACTGGTAGTCCTTGGTGTACCACTCTTTAAAACTTTCATAAGGATTGTCATCTTTAAATTCACCGAGTTCTACACCAGCAATATAATTTAAACGATAACTCTCTTGTCTTGAATAAGTATATTTCTTATACAAGTCTAGATAGTCTAAGGTTGATACACCAAGAATATCATAATACGGTAATTCATTACCGAATGAACCTCCTTGAGTTTTTGCTTCTACAATACCCCAAGGACTTAATCTTTTAATTTCATTCTCACCCATAAGATACTTGATACGATTTACAACATAAGTCATATCAAAGAATTTAGAATTCCAACCGGTAACAATATCAGGATCATACTCTTGCCAGAATTTTAAAAACGCTTCGAGCATATCTCGTTCAGTTGAAAATTTTAGATAGGTAACATTATCATTTACATACTCGCCTGTGCCGAATACGATTATTTGTTTGTCATTGAGAGACTTAACAGTTATGCAAAGTATAGGTTCGATTGTGGTCTTAGGGTCTGGGAAACCGTTTTCACACATTGTTTCAATATCAATCGTGATAATATTAATATTATTTCGATCCCATTGAATGTGACCTTTGAATTCATCTGATATAAAGGCGTGATGGTGTCTAGTATTGCCAAAGTATTCAAACCCAACAACACCCTCATATTGTTTTAACCACTCTCTTAATTCGTAAGTAGAATCAAAAGATACTTTCTCACACGGTCTACCGTCAAGAGTTTTATACTTTGTATCTTTTTTTACTGGTATGAATAATGAAGGTTTGTAGTTTATTCTTTGTTTGACTCTTTTACCATTCACGACTGCTCGTGTTAGTAATCTGCCTCTATGGGGAATAACGCTTGTGTAGAACTTCATATATCCATTATAACAAAATTTGACTTAAAAGTCAAGGATTATTCCGTGATTAATCCTTTTGGTGTTTGTATCAAACCACTACCAAAGTTTTTGTTATAATGATTTAGTAAATCTAAACCAGGTTCTTCTACGATAAGTACATCTTCTTTTTTTATATTGATTTCTCTTTTATCGGTGAATGGGAACCAAGGGGCAAATTGTAGTGTGCCTTGTCCTGTTTCGCCAGCGCCAACAAATCCTAATGCCATTGGTTTATCCATGGTATAAGAGTCTTTCATTTCACTTACTTTCGCAATTATAAAATCGCCTACTTTTAATCGTAGGACTTTCACTTCACTTTGTGCCATTATATTTCCTTTATTTTGTTTTGTTTATAGGAGGTAATCTTTTACTCAATACGAATCTCCTATTAGGATTCACACTTGCATTGAACATTTTTATAACCTCTCTATTCAAGAGGATATCTGAACCCGATCTTGGTCGTTGATCTAGTCCGAATTCTATATCTTTATAGGTAAAACCATTAAAGGTTAAATCTAATAAAATTGTAGGTCTTATTTCTGAAGGTTCTTCACCCTCAGCATTTGCACGAAAGACTCTAGATTCACCGTGTTGTGGTTTAGTATATCTTTTTTTATTATAAGTCCAACTAATAGACTTGCCATTTTTTTTAATATCTTCGGCGTGCATTGAACACGCTTTCGCACCGTTACCTGTATCTAGTTTTGCTCTGATCTTACCTAAACCATCTATGTCAACAGTTTCTAACCAACCTGTCTCTACTAGTGATTGTCTATCCCAGTTATCTCTATTGACTGTATGTTTGATAACATTTTTTACTAATTGTTTACCAGATATTTGACCACCAGGATTAGGTCCTTCATCTTCTTGATATGCATAACCTTCATAGTCAGCACCAGTTCCTGGTGAACCGTTGACTTCAAGAACATACATTTTTCCTTTGTGTATGAAGTGGTCAACACCAACCATATATCCTTTACTTGCTCTCGCTGCTCTAAGTATTACTTCAACCTCTTCATCATTTAGTTTATATGGTACTGCTTTTGCACCTCTATGAATATTCGTTCTAAAGTCTGAACTACCTTGTACTCTTTTCGTACTTGCAAATATTTTATTATCAACAACGAAGGTTCTTATATCAAAATTTACATCCATATATTCTTGTAATAATAATTCAGCGTCATGTTTCCAAAGTGCCTGTACAGTAGATATTAATGATTCATAACTTTCTACTTTAACAACACCGATACCTTGTGTTCCTGTTAGTGTTTTTAATACAACTGGAAACTTTTTACCGACTAACTCTAATGCGTCATCAATATTTTTTTCGTTAGATATAAATGCTGTACGAGGTGTTGGTACATTAAATTTTTCAAATAATAATGCTGAAGTAAGTTTGTTATTACAGGTCAACATAGCTTTTTTAGTATTTACCATAAAAGAACCAGAGTTCTGAAATGCAGATATTATAGATAAACCAGACTCATCTTCAACTGCCCCAGCCCTCGTTATACAGATAGTGTCTTTACCGATGAATTCATGTTCACCATCTTTGCCGTCATAGTTATATACTGTTAGTGTGTTTTTCTCTTCGTCTTTACCAGTTATAATAGCGTGTTTAGTTTCAATAACAACACACTCAATCTTCATCTCCGAGCATACATCAATTATAAAATCTACTGTAATTTCTTTGTCTGCTTTTTTACCTGACTTTTGTTTCTTTAGATCCGGATTTGATTTTGTAATAACAGCAACCGTTACCGGTTTCTGTTTCTCTTCCTTTGCTTCAGTAATAAAGTCATTAAACTTAACTGGTTTCATCTACCTTTTTACCTATATTATATTTCGTTTCTAAAGACCAATTGTTTTTATCTTTGAATGAAATAACTTTTATTTGAGATAATGGTGCCTTTGCTGTGGCATTATCTGGATTTATAATACTAATTAGACCCCAATCTCCTAGTAATTGTGCTATAGTATTCCTTCTCTCAATATCATTGTCTGATAGGTTACTATGTTTGCCGTCTAGGGCAAATAATTCTTTGAAATGTACTATGAAATATCGACCTTGCTTATGCAATATATGGCACGATTGAAATAGTTTTTTATCTTTTCTGGATGCAACACCAATTCTAGTTAGTGTTTCTCGAACCTTCAGAAAATCATCAGGTTCTTTTAAAGAGACCTCGAGCATACTCTCTGGACTCCATTGTGTTTCCTCACTCATTTTGTTCCACCTTTAAATAATTTCTCTTTTATAATTTTTATTTGATCCTTTGAGAGTATCTTGAGAGCGTCTTTTGCCTTATCATTACTAAACCCATAAAACTCTTTTACCAAATCAATGTCTTTCAATTTAGACGCTCTTACGAACGGACTAAACCGTTTTCTTTTTCTAACACTATTTATGTAAAATTGGAATTGTATATCTTTATCAAGGTGGTGGTGACGATTCATTTCATTCGCCAACATAAGAGTATCAGGAAAGGCAGACATAATCTTATTGGTGATATAGGCAGGGTATTTCTTTGCCCACATCTGGTCGTCTGACTTAACTAAATCCTCTTTGGTATAATTGATTGCGTTAAGATAATGTTTTAGTTCATAAGGATTTGACATAATCTAGCATGGTTTGTGGATCAGAAACCTCATATGGGTCGCCGTTCTCTCCTAAATTATTTATACCATCTTCTACGAACATCTTTTTGACTATGCCATTAATTATAAATGAGGAGTGCCGCCATGATCTCATACCGAAATTAAGAGTAGGTTTATCTATTAACATTCCTAATTGTCTTGTTAGAGCACCATCGCCATCAGGTATTAGTTTTACCTTTTCGATACCTAAGTCTTTACCCCAGGCATCCATCACGAACATATCATTTACTGATAGACAATAAATTTCATCAACTTTTTTGGTGTCCATAAAAAGAGTATGC